TCCGTCAATTCTTGCACGCTGTACTGTGTGGTCTCTATAAATTCCATTTAAATATAAAAACCAAAGCTTATTTCCTGCCGTGTATTTTTGTTTATTAGTATCTGTCATCTCTGACAAATCAACCGCATATTTTTTTACCGGGTAATACTTGTCGGCATATCGTATTAATAATCTTTCTCTCAACGCAAAATCGCTTTGATTTCCTCTTCGTAATCGCATACTGTAATTGTTGTCCAACAGGAGATTGTGAGCCCCCTTTCTTCCGACAGGATTGAGAACATTCCATTTCTCTGTATCTCTTTCTATCCTCTGATCAAATGAACCGAATTTTATATCGATATTGGATTGGCAGTACTCCGCGCCTTGCGACGGATCGAGAATCGGATTATATACAAGCGTCACGATGATCTGCCCAGTATAATAACCGTCTCTGATTAAACACCGTGGCATAGGGAAATCCATAATGTCGATTTTCTGTCCCTTTGCTAAAGTCCCGCGCAGAATAAGCGTTATTTCATGCGGTTCGTTAAATAAAATCTGCTGAATATTTTTAGGAATACCGAAGCCGACTTGATTCGTACGTTCGGTCTCGGGAATTTGTAAATTGTTGGGATATGATGCGGAATGAATGATTAATCCTTTCAGCAAGAGCGGGTCAAAGTCTCCTTCAATTTCTTGATACAATCCCGTTGCAAGCGAAGCTACGCGCGGTGTTGAAAAACTTGTCCCGGCGCTTTCGGCTAAGCCGCCGTCTTTCGTGAAAGATACAACACCGGTCGCAACTATTCTTCCATCCTGATCCACGCCGGCGTTCCCGCCATAATGAACGACTTCCGGTTTGATGATAAATTCCGGCCCTGGACCGACTCTTGAAAATGGGGACAGATTGTCAATTTCAGCTAAATCGGTTGCGCTTTTTGCGTGAGCAACCGAACCGATGACTAACGACTTGACCGAATCCGCGCCTTCGTGAATTCGGCCGTTAGGTTTGGATTGAATAAAATTTTCGCAGTTTCCCGCAGATTTACAGATGAGAACATTGTACTTCGTTTGCAAATCGTCCAGTGCCATTGCGAAATCAGAAAATTTTTTGTCGCTGACAGGTCGTTTCACGCTTGAAGATAGATTCCAGACCTTTACCGTCTCATGGAAAAGACTTACCGCTTCTCGGATGTTTTCAATCAACTCATCTTCCTCAATCATCCGAGAATCAGGAGCAATAACAGCGTCAAATAATTTGATTCCGCGATGCCCGACCCAATGCTGATGTTCAAAATAATCGCCGTATAATGCCACGCCGGCGACGAATGTTCCATGTATTGAATCAATTTCTGATTCGGGATACACTGCCCAGCGTTCACCTTCTTTCCAGACCATGAGAGGATCAATATTAGCGATCCCGCTGTCAAGTATCCCTAATATTTCATATCTTTTACCTGGATCCGGCATCGGAATTTCAAAAGGGGCTGATCCTTTGAAAAAGTCAAACCCGATAAAATATTTTGGCATTTCTTCGATGGAAAAAATCGTTGAAAATGCATCATCTCCATGGAGCACGTCAAGGATAACGTCAGGGCTTAGACTCAGCTTATAAATAGGTACCTCTGGGGTATACCTTGTTTTCTTAAATTCGATTTTCCTTGAAGCTAACGCTGATTCAAATATTCGCTGCGCAGTAATATTTGTTTCGGAATCTTGAAAATCAATCAACTTTACCTTGTAAGCTGATTTTTCGCTTGCTTCTTCGATCGTAGGCTCAAATTTTTGAACGGATTCTATACAGGAAATAGCGTATCGGTTTTGCTCAAAGTCGGATAATCGTTTAGAAATTTTGCTAAGATCATTCGAAGAATGAATTTTTACGACCAATTCATCGGAATCCGAAAGCCCGATAATATTATCCCGATTTCCAACCTGAAATAAAGATGAAATTTTTGCTCGATGCGTTTTTGCGGTTGCGTTTCGATTCATCTTCGCGACGAATACAAACGGAATCGCTGAATTTCTTTTCTCTCGTTCCTCAATGAATGAAGAAAATTGATTAATATCCTTCCATAGCATCGCAGCGCGTTGCTCGAGATCGCTGCCTGATAGAATCCATGCCGGAAAATTCTCCCTGCCTCCCGGTTCATTTTTCGATTCGTCGGCATCCCTCGGCAAAAAAAACTTGATCGGAAGCTTTTCTTTATTCATAATTTCATGCCTTTTTCTCGATGTACGTCTTTGGAAATTCCCTGTAACTTACGATAGGGGATATCGATAAATTCGTTAATTTCTTTGAGCGTTGCGCTGTTTCCCATTAGATAGCGAATGAAATCGTCTTCATATTCGATCGAATGAAATTTATGAAAATAAACCTCTTTTAAAACGTCGCAATTAGTTAATAAACTTCTTCCTGAAAGAATAATATTGCGCATTGCGTTATAAATAATCGTTTTAATATCCGAATAACTTAGTCCAATCAACGCGTTTTCAACGGAATTTAATTTCTTGGGAACAGAAAGAAAATTTGTTGTCTTCCCATTGAGGATGACATCGAGGAAACGATGAATATCTTCTTTCTGCGGCTTATCTAAAGTTATAACGGTCGTAAACCTGCGCCAAATCGCAGGATCAAGCAATTCGTGATGATTCGTCGCCGCGATTAAGATGCTGTCGTCATTGAACGAGTCAATATTCTGAATTAAACTGTTTACGACCCGCTTTAATTCGCCAAGTTCGTTCTTGTCATCTCGTAGCTTCGCGATAACATCAAATTCGTCCAAAAATAAAATACATTCCCGCTTCGCTGCATATTCAAAAATTTTTCGAATATTTTTAGCCGTGCTTCCAAGTAATGAGGATACCAGTCCGTCAAGCCTTGCCGTGATCAGTGGTAACCCTGTTATGCTTGAAATATACTGTGCGACTGTCGTCTTACCGCATCCCGGCGGGCCGTAGAGCAGTAAAGAATTGGGAGAACTGAATCCTGATCGAATCAGTCTCTCTCTCTGTTGGTAACTTTCGACGAACCCGTTAATAACCTCTCGCGAATATTTGCTTAGTATGATTTCCTCTTGATTGATTTGAGGAAATGCAATCTCAACAATATCCATTCGGCTTTCTGTATCAACGGGTTTGATCATGAGACTGTCCAATGCAGTAAGCGAACCTTTTTTCTGTTCGATAGTTGATTTAATTTTCCTTGCTAAACGCAATTCCCCCTGTTTTTCAAGGTTTTCGGCTAACACGAGCGCGTAATTTACAACCTTTTCCTTATCGTTCGCGATGCCGCCTTCAATGATTTTCACAATCTCAGTGTACATATCGCGCCCCTCTCTTATAGATTTATTTTAAATGCCGAACGTATAAAAGTCAAGCAAAATCGTTATCAAAAAGCTAAATTCTGTTGTCGAAAGTCGCTTTTTTGTTGCCGAATAATAAAGTGTAGTTTGAACTGTCTTGTTTGCCGAATATCCCTTCGCCGCTTGAAAGTTATCAATCGATAAACCGCGATCGATCAGAATATAAATCTGTTCGACAAATGATTTGGGCGGCTTAAGCATATTTCTCCACCAATAACGCCGTGAGAAAAAACGACCAAATAGCGTTGCGCATGATCTGCTGTGCAATTCAGAGGCTCCATCCGGTACTGTTGACAACACTATACAGTCAAAGTGTAAGCAAAAAGCGCAAATGATAACAACCAGGAATAAACCTTACCCACCGCAGAGCTCCGCGAACTCAGCCTTGTGCCATCCTAAAACCGCGTACGCGTCGATCGCCGCCGCCGTCCCGTCGATCCGAAACTCTGCCCGTCCTAACGCCTTCGCCGGCTTAATATACCCCTCCGCGTCCGTCCGAATCGCCGTATTCAAAAAACACCAGCGATCGATCGCGTGGTCGTTGTAAACGAATAACTTATCCGCTAAATCCGCCTCAAACTCGCGCATCGGTGACGAAAGAACCCGCGGATATTGTCGGACCTCCTCTAAAATCCCATCGCCGAATAAATCTGTAAACCGATCCAGAAACGACCTCGCGAACCGGTTATCATACCCAACCTTAAACGGCATCATCTTATACCGCCGCAGCAGCTCAAACAAATAATCTGCGATAACCGCCGTGTCGACCGAATTCCCTTCCGTAATCGTGACCAACCCCAGTCGTTCCCATTCGCGATAATCACGCCGCTCCGGATTCAGCGAATTTTCGCTCCCGTTTAAGATCGCGTCCGCCTTCGTTTCCGGAATCCAATAGTGCGACCAGCAAAATTTCCGCCTCTCTCCGTTCCGCATGAAAATCAGCTTCAGCGCGTTCAAGTCCGTCGTCTCCGCCATATCCAGCCCCGCCACGTAATACGCTCCGAAAAATTCCTCCAGCGTAAACCGCTCCGGATTCAAAACCGTCTCCAGCGAAAGCCATGCGCTCGCCATATTTTGCTTCACGTTGAAATCTTTACAGAGAATCAAAGGACGCTTACTTGGCGTCGTCCTCGCCGTTTCCAGCTCCCGCTCCAAATACGACGCCCGCTTAATCACCCCTAAACCCGGATTCGACTTTATCCAGGACCCTCGGTCCTGATAAATCTCCTCTTCGCAGTCCTGAGAATATAACCATGGAAGAAAAGAATCGTCCTCGACCTCGCCGTTTAAAACCTGCCGCGCGTACGTAAGCCGATGATCCAAATACCCGTCGTTGACCGTTCCCTCCGTCGTCAGCTCGATATAAAGCGGCTCGATCTGCGTACTCATCGCCTGCATCATACTCGCGATAATCTCCGGCTCCCGCTCCTGAAGCTGCCAAACCTCGTCCATCGCGGCCATCGCCAAGTTCCGCCCGTCCGCAGTAACCGTTCTCGCGCTGATTCGTTTGATCCAGCCCTTATTTTGAGATGAAAACTTTCCCGAACGCTTCTTCGAGCGGAACCCTCCCATGAAAATCCCGGATTGATTCTTTCGCGTCGCCCTTTGAAGCGTCGGGCTCTCCTCGCGCATGTTATTTACATGGTCGTACATCAGAGATGCCTGTGCGTAATCGTTTGACCCAATCATGATCCGCGTTCCCATCCCTCCGCAGAAAAACTCAGATAGAACGATCGCCCCGATTAACGGTGTCTTCCCATTCTTCTTTGCAACCAGAAATAAAACCTTTTGAAACCGCCGTCGCCGCGCCTGAATCTCCTCGTCCCAGACCGTGAAACCGTAAATCGCCTCGATAAACGCCTTCTGAAATAATTCAAGCCGAAAAGGCTGCCCTGCGAAAGGTCGTTCCGTATGCCGGAGATTCGACTCGATAAAGCGAATCCGCCGCTGACCCTCCGTTGGATCGAAACGAAACCGGTCCCCTTCGAAATCTCGCCTTAACCGCGCCAGCCCGAGACGTAACTCGCGTCCCGCCGGAATCTCCCCGTCTAGGACCGCCCTTATATAATCCCTGAGAAAACTCTCTTTCGCCGCCGGTCGATATGGCTCTTCCGAATGAACGCTCTGAGCCATAGCGAATTCCTTTTTCGAATCGTTCGTTTCCATCGAACGTTCCGTCTTATTCCCATTCTGCCAGCTCATCTACCTCTTCATCCTCGACTCGACCTGCCCAGCGTTCATGCCATCGCGTCAGCCGATCGATCTTATCGCTGTAACTTGCTGAGAATTTCGGTAACTCCCTCGCTGCTGGCGTTAAACGGTAACGGCTCGGATTCGAAGGGTGAAACTCGACGACCCCGTCGCGATCGACGATCCGTTGGAGAGCGTCGAGATTAACCTTCGCTTCGGCTGCCGCTAAAATAAGACCGTCGATTGCTGCGACCTTCTTCCGATCCGCGATGTCATCAAACATCGCCAGAATCAGATCGTATTCGCGCTTAATCTCGTCCCGTTTCCCCTTCTTCACGCTTCCCCTGCGATATCCTTCGTTTTTCGCGCTTCCGTTCCTACCTACCTAAAACCAAATTTTCAAAAAGTTCAAAAAAATGAACGCGAACCCTAAGTCTGAGTCTACAGCGGTTAACACTCTCCTCCATCCTCCGC